TGCTCCCGTTGTTAGATTTTAACTAAATGTTTCGACTACCGCACCCTTAGAAACTTTAAAAGTAAATGACACAGTTTGCGCATCCACTCCAGATCCTCCGGCTGTTGGAAACTCTGGACAAACTGGAAACACAAATTGCGCTCCAGTTGCTGAGGTAAGTGTAATTGAAATGTCTGTGTCTGGTGCGCTCTCAGCAGCTGTCCACAAAGCCTCACAAACTGAATTTGCCTTGCCCCAATCTGCCAACATATCCAATTGGAATGTTCCAGAAATGTTTGTGGTTTTGTAAGCCTCGCCATCAAGTGTTTGATAGGTCTGTCGCTCATTAACCTTTGTTAATACTGCGTTAGTCGCTTGTGCTTCGATGTCTGTTCCACCTGTGAAAGACAACGAAATATCACGACCGGTAATTACTGTGGTTGCCATGATTTCTCCTTATGCGGTTTGTGTGTAGTAGGTAGAAACTCGAACATCTGCAATTAGCAGCGTGCTTGCTCCAACTTGTGTAACAGTAGGTCTTTCTACTGAACTGACAACATATCCAGTTGGGATAACTGCCAGAACGCTCATTATTAGTTGCTCGATATTATCCAATGAAGCAGGATTGCTATTGTAAGCAACGGCAACTGAGATTGTGTAATTAAGTTTTGCGTGAATAGTAGATTTGTTAATTGTTTCTAATTCAATGTATGGACTATCTGGCACAACTACAACAGCTGGTGGAATTACTGTTTCAGGCACAAATGAATAAACATTTCCTGCAACGCCGGCAAGAGCTGTGGCTAATGGTGTGCGAACTGCTGAAAGAATTGTTGAGGCTGGCATTTATTGACACATACTTTCGGGATCAATGTATGAACCAAGTAAGCCAACGCATTTGTTAAATAATGATCTGCCCATGCGGAAAGGTGTGGCTGTGAAATCTACTCCTTCGATTTGTCCTCCACCAGCAAGTCTTGCTTGAAATACTTCTACTGATACTGTGTAGATTGCTGACTGGACTGCTGCGTTTCCAACATAAGTTGTTGCATTTGATAAGGTAGCAGTTCCGGATGGAATGACATTAGCTTCCAATACATTTGCATTTGTGATCGATGCTGTAAAGGTAGTATCTGTAAGATCGCCAGCCAATACTGTGCGAGTTCCGTTGTATGGGCTAAGGCATCCGGCAATAACGACTGATTGGTTTTCTGTAAATTCATGTGTTCCTAAAGTTGTAAATGTTGCGACATTATCTGTCAATGAAGTTTTTTGCACAAAACTCTTATATTGTGCAAGCATTGGCAAGACAACTGTTTCAGCTGTATTTATTATTTGATTTAGATAAGTGTCGTCATACAAGGCAGATGACACACCAAGCACACTTCGCAACTGTGCAGCTGTAATTATGGTTGGCATGTCATCTCCTTTAAGTCTCCCTAGAGCAACTGCCTGTGATCGGGAGCAACCACAGGCATGACCATTATTAGGTTAGGTTAAAGCGTCTAACTCCACCGGCAACAAGTGTCTTAACAGCCATGTAGCCGTAAAGCATTGTCTCAATTTCGCCAGTTGTAATGATGTTGGTAGAAAGTTGTAAAACTGGGCTTTCCATGATTGCAACAGATGATGGCACAACAATAAATGCGCTCTCATCAATTGAAGTTGAAACAGCCTTGTTTGAAACATAAAGGTCAAGACCCATTACATTTCCGCGTAGTGATAATGGTGAAACTGCGCCAGCAGCATTTTGTGGATTTACAGCTGAGAATACTGGTCGCTTTGAACTGTCCTGTGCGCCAATTAGTAATCCCCATTGTGAAGTTCCAGCAATGTAGCGTGTTGCTAACTCACCAGTTGCAAGATATGCAGCAGGTGTTTCTGTCTTTACGAATGCAACAATTCCATCAAGATCAGCTGATGTTGCTGTTCCTGCTGTTCCGCCTGATGTTAATTCTGCAATTACAGCAGCCTCAGTTGCTTGAGCGTAAACTCTCCTCATGTTTTCAAGCATAGCTTGATAAAAGCTGGGATCCGCTCTGTCCAAAATCTCGACAGAATAGCGTTGCAAACCCTTGTAGGCTTTTACAGTTGCGTCAACATAACTTGAGGTAATTCCTGTTTCTGATGGTCCTGCACCTTCGGCTGTTTCTGCAACAGATCCGGAAGTTGTAATTTTTGGAAATGAAACTGTCATTCCTGCGCGTGGCAATGGTCGAGTTCCAATTGCATCAATAGCACCGCGAGCACCAATTTGTGTATCAACAACTGTTGTTACAAACTGAGTTGGCTTGAATGCTGGGTTTGTTGTGAAGCTGTCATCGGCTGCTGTAAGCATTTTTGCATCCTCAGCCTTTGCATGTGCTACCCACTCTGCGCTATCACGATTTCCAAGTGATGCTTTGACTGAGTGCTCTAAGAAATGAGCTTGTGTTTTAATTGGTGAGCGTGGCTTTGTGTAAGCAACTGGTTGAGTTGCTTGTATTGCCACAGGCTCAGATTTTGTAGCTTCTACCGCTTCGGTCGCGATAGGAGCTGTTTGTGTATCTGACACAATGTCCTCCTGTGTTTTTGTTTGCTCCTCAGCGGTTGCTTCGGAATTCTCTGGTGTTTCACTAGCTGCAATTTCTTTAACTCTTGCGCTGTCAATTGCAGGATCAGTTACAAGGCTGACTTCCATTAACCTTGATGCTTTAACTGTCATTACACCTTTGTTAGCATCAAAATCATCTACTACTACGCCAACGCTAAATCCATCGCGTAATCCTTCGGCTGCTTCTAATAAACTGTCATCACCGGCAATTGTTCCTGCAATCTTAAATGTTGCATAAATGCCTTTGGCATCCTCTGTTATATCAATCATTTTGCCGATTGGTCTTGTGCGGTCATGCTCAAGCAATAATTTGACAGGCTTAGAGAAATCAATGCTGCCTTTTTCAAATACTGTTGCACACCAGTGCGAGCGATGGTTGCCCAGGCACGGAGATAACCTTCGGGGGTTAGCTCGTACTTGTCAATCGGCGCTACATCGTAACGGAAGCAAGTGTCGCTCATATCAATACTATATCAAAGAATTTACCATCAGATAGACTAACTTAGTATATACTGCTTGAAAATGCAACAGATTCAACATCGTCGGCTTACCACTCGATTGAAAGCACCAAATATTACTATTCAAGAAAGTCGAAAAGTAATTGGTGATCGAATGAAAGAAGCACGATTAAATTCTGGCATGTCACAGGAAGATATTGCGCAAATTTTACATTGCGATCAAACTACTATTTCACGAATGGAACGTGGAGCAATATCTCCTGATTGCGCTCAAATTCGTACACTTAGCTCAGTATTTCAGCTTTCTATTCTGTATCTGCTGGGCTATCCTACTTTTGTAGTATCAGCCACTGCTAGTTAGTCATCATCTTCATCATCATCACGCAATTCAGCCAATTGATCTTCAATGCCTGCCATCACGTAAGCTTTAGCTATTGCTTCAGCTTCAAAAACCAAGAATTTGCTTTCTTCAAAATGCTCGTCAGGCTTGTCGTAAAAACTTTTAATGAAAATGTGTGTTTCGTCTAGACGACCATTCTTGAAATGCTGCTCTTCAATTAAACGCCATTGAGTGGTGCTGCGATGCTCATTAGCTGAAAGGATTGCCAATGCCTTCATCGTGCCAATACCTTCATCTTCTTCTTCAATGACGCGGACGTATTCGCTCATGACGTTGATTGACGACTTTCTACCATCTTAAACCTCGTTTGCGGCATGGCACTTGCTGCCGCGCTGATGCTGCTTCATATTGCCCATGGTCCCACGAATTTGAGCCCCGCACTTATCACATATTCTTACGACCTTGCCTTTTTCCTTGTTCAATCTTGCGTTCATCTCCTTGTTACGAGACTTTGCTCGTTCGCTTGATCCTTGCCGTGCAGCCTCTGAAGACAGTGGATGGCCGCCTTCCTCTTTCCATTTGACCTGAATTTTTCGCCCCATTTCGCGGCACCTTTGTCTAACGGCGTCTGTATCCCACTCGCCGGAATCCCATCTTTCTTTCATTAAATCGGAAAAATATTTGCGCCCTTCTT